ATTTATATGATTTTGGTATATTCTTAGAGTTAAAACCAGATGAAGAAGAAAAAGCACAGTTAGAGCAAAACATACAAATGGCTATGCAGCAAGGTGGTATAAACCTAGAAGATGCTATAGATATTAGAAATATAAACAATTTGAAATTAGCTAATCAAGTATTGAAACTAAAAAGAAAAAGAAAACAACAAGCTGATCAGCAAGCTCAAGAATCTTTAGCTCAAGCACAAGCGCAAGCGCAAGCGTCGGCTAATGAACAAATGGCAATGCAAGAAGTACAAAAACAAGAAGCTTTAGCACAGACTACTGTTTCAATAGAACAAGCTAAAAACCAATTTGCTATAACTAAATTAGAAAGAGAAGCTGAAATAAAAAGACAGTTAATGGAGGTAGAATTTAATTTTAATATGGAATTAACTAAAGCTAAAGCTGATTCTGAATCCATGAGAGAAAAAGAAATTGAAGATAGAAAAGATCAAAGAACTAGACTTCAAGCTACACAACAAAGCCAAATGATTGATCAACGTAAAAATGATTCTTTACCAACTAATTTTGAATCAGCTGGTAACGACACGCTAGGTGGTTTCGGACTAGAACAGTTTGAACCTGCTTAGTAATTATTAACTATTATATTATATTATGTCAGAACAAAAAAAAGAAGAACCTGCAGTAGCTGAAAAGACTGAAGGTTTAAAAGTTAAAAAGAAAGTAGGTAGACCTAAAAAGTTAATCAAAAAAAATGAAACAGTAAAACTAGATTTAACTAAAAAGGAAGAACCTAAAAAAGAAGAACCTAAAACAGAAAAAGATGCCATTCCAGTCGGAGAAACAAAGGAAGTACCTGTGGGCGAACCATCCGGAGATAGCGGAAAAGTGGACGGAGAATTACGGGTCGACACCTCTAAAAATGATAATGAAAAAGAGGAACTGCAAAAACCTAAAATCCAAGAGATAACAGAAGAGCCTGTACAAGATAAAAAAGAAAAAGTCATAGAGACTATTGAAGATCCTAGAAAACAAGAAAGACAACTACCAGAGAATATAGAAAAACTAGTTGCTTTCATGGAAGATACTGGAGGATCTGTTGAAGATTACGTGAGAATAAATGCAGACTATTCAAACGTAGATGAAAACGTATTACTAAGAGAATATTATAAAGCTATGAAACCTCACTTAAAAAGTGATGAAATAGATTTTTTATTAGAAGATGAGTTTACTTGGGACGAAGAAACTGACGAAGATAGATACATCCGTAAAAAACAAATAGCTTATAAAGAAGAAATTGCGAAAGCCCGTAAGTTTTTGGAAGAGACCAAAAATAAATATTATGATGAAATCAAGTTGAGGCCATCAATTACGCAGGAACAGAAGAAAGCCACGGATTTTTTCAATAGATACAACGAAGAACAAGAGAGAACAAATAGACATCACAAAGAGTTTGTTAATAAAACTAATCAACTTTTCAATGAATTCAAAGGTTTTGATTTTAATGTTGGAGAGAAAAGATTTAGATATCAAGTTAATAACCCTAGTGAAGTTGCTAAAGCTCAGTCTAATATAGGTAATTTCGTTAAGAAGTTCTTAAACGAAGATGGAAGTATTGCTGATGCTGATGGCTATCATAAAGCGATCTATGCCGCTAGAAACGCTGATACTATAGCAGAACATTTTTACGAGCAAGGCAAAGCTGATGCTATAAGAGATGTGAATGCTAGGTCTAAGAATATAGACGTAACACCTAACAATCAAGCTCCTGGAGATATATTTGTTGGTGGTTTAAAAGTAAGAGCAATAAATGGTGTAGATAGTTCTAAGTTGAAAATTAAAAAAAGAAAAAAATAAAAACTAAAATTAAACAATTATGAGTTTATCTGGAGGGGCATTTCCCCCATCATTAGCTCCTGCGCAAAAAAAGATTACATTGCAGGAGAATTACTTGACGTTTAATGAAGGTGGATCTAATGCAAATGATTTTGCACAACAGTATCTACCTGAATTATACGAACAAGAAGTAGAAAGATACGGAAACAGAACATTATCTGGTTTCTTGAGAATGGTTGGCGCTGAAATGCCAATGACATCTGATCAAGTTATTTGGTCTGAACAAAATAGATTACACGTAGGTTATTCTAATGCTAGTACAGCTGATAACACTGGAAGTTTCGATATTGACGTTACTTTAGATTTATCTGCTGCATACCCAGGTGGTGATTCATCTTCTGGTGCTGTTAGACAAGGACAAACTATATTGATGGCTGATAGAGCTACAGGTTTAGTTACTGCTAAAGCTTTAGTACAAGCTGTTGGTGATTCTGGTACTACTGGTAAAACTAACGACAAGTTATCTTGTACTCTATACGAAACTGACAAAGCTGGTTTTCCAACTGCTTTAGAAGGTAGTAATAAAATTACTGTATTTGTATACGGTTCTGAGTATGGAAAAGGTTCTGTTGGAATGTCTGGCTCTATTCAACCACAATTTACACAGTTTTCTAATTCACCAATTATCTTAAAAGATAACTTTGAAATTAACGGTTCTGATACTGCTCAGATCGGTTGGGTTGAAGTTGCTACAGAAGATGGTACATCAGGATACTTATGGTATTTAAAGTCTGAGTCTGAAACAAGATTAAGATTTGATGATTACCTAGAAATGGCAATGGTTGAAGGTGAGAAAATGAGCCAAGCAAACAAGTCTTTTAACTACGGACCAGCTAATTCTAATCAAGATATAAAAGGTACAGAAGGTTTATTTGCTGCTATTGAAGAAAGAGGTAATGTATACTCTGGCTTCGCTGGCGCTGCTGCTCCTGGTTCAGGTGCATTAGGAGATTTCGATGAGATCTTAAAGCAATTAGATAAGCAAGGTGCTATTGAAGAGAACATGTTATTTTTATCTAGAGCTACTGCTCTTGATTTTGACGACATGATCGGTGCTATGGCAGGTGGAGGTTATGCTTCTACTACTGCAGCTTCTTATGGTTTATTTGACAATGAAGCTGATATGGCTATGAACTTTGGTTTTTCTGGTTTCAGAAGAGGTTCTTATGACTTCTACAAAACTGACTGGAAATATTTAAACGATGCTTCTACTAGAGGTTTATCAAACGCTATTGATGGTGTTATGGTTCCAGCTGGTACAACAACTGTTTATGACCAAATGTTAGGTGTTAATATCAGACGTCCTTTCTTACACGTAAGATATAGAGCTTCTGAAACAGAAGATAGAAGATATAAGTCTTGGATCACTGGTTCTGTTGGTGGTGCATATACTTCTGATTTAGATGCTATGAGAGTTAATTTCTTATCTGAAAGATGTTTAGTTACACAAGCTGCTAATAACTTCGTGTTATTTAAAGGAGCATAATTTATTAACATTTAAAAAAAATAAGAAAATGGGACATATAAAATTAGCAAAAGCCAACGGTGAGTTTGATATAGTATCAGCTGACAATGTTGGGCACGTTAAAGAATCAGCTGCAAATGATGATGTTGAAATAGCTTACACAAGTGGCTATAAAGCAACTATCGCTGGAGCGGGTGCTTTAGGTCAAGATGATGTATTCGCGGTTACTAAAGCTTTAGATATAATGGAAGGCGCTTCTGGTGTTGCTCCATTAGTTACTCTAAGTTCTTTAGTTACTGGAGTTACAGTTGCAGCTATTTCTTAATAGCAAACAATAATAAGATCCCGCTTCGGCGGGGTCTTTTTTAAATTATTATATTATATTATATTATGGAAACAAAAGAAAAAAAGACTGCAGCTAAACCTGTAGCGAAAGAAATTAAAAAAGATACTTGGGAAATAAAAGATAGATATTATCATTTATTAAATGACAAGTCACCATTAACATTTAGAATTAATTCAAAACACTCTGCTAGAAAACCTTTGATGTACTTTGACGAAGAAAAAGGTTATAATAGAGAATTAAGATATGCAACTAATATGAAAAGCCCATTTGTTGATGAACAAACTGGATCTGCGACATTAGGTCATATTGTTTTTGAAGATGGCGTATTAATGGTTCCTAAATCTGACGTAGCTTTACAAAAAATGCTTTCACTATATCATCCTAACAGAAACAAATTATATTCTGAAAAAGATGATGTACAAGAAGCAACTGATGACTTAGATTATTTAGAATTAGAAATAGAAGCATTAAATGCTGCTATGACTATGGATATTGATCAAGCAGAAGCAATACTTAGAGTGGAGCAAGGTTCTAGCGTGTCTAAAATGAGTTCTAAAGAACTTAAAAGAGATTTAATGTTATTTGCTAGATCAAACCCTAGTTTGTTTATAGAGTTAGCAAATGATGAAAACGTAGAATTAAGAAACTTTGGTATTAAAGCTGTTGAAGCTAATATACTAGGTTTATCTCAAGATCAAAGAACATTTACTTGGGCTAGTAATGGTAGAAAACTTATGAACGTTCCTTTTGATGAAAACCCATATTCAGCTTTAGCTGC